GCTAAACGCCGCCCGCTCACCAGGAGCGCGATGGGTTGTGAGGTAAGATAACGGTATCTCGAGATTGTATCGGGTCTGGATTTCTCCTAGCGGTAGAACTGGAAGGTTCCCGCTGCCCGCTTTCAATCTGAGGGAAAGAATTTCTCTGTGCCTTCCACTGCCGCAGCATCATTGCCATTTCCTTCTTTTGGGTTCGCATGCGCGTGAGATGGCTGGCCGCGTCCAGCGGCCAGCATGCTACGGCATAATACGCATTTCCCTCCAAGGTCCACGAGCCAGCGATGGCCTGTGTGAGGGTAAACGACACTTCATTCGCGACGGAGTCAATGGTCCCAAGCCAGGAGACGATGACGCGATACTGAGTCGAGCTAATCGCCTGTACGGAGGAAGTATCATGAAAGGAGGTTGCCCCCACAGTCGTGACTCCCACGCCAGATTGCGTGCCGAACCCAGTTCCGCTGAAATACGCTCCATAGCTCAGTAGAATGATTCCGCCCGGGGTAAGCCCCGTAACGGTGATTTGGTCGTCAGAATTGCGTAGAACAGAAATAGTTGACAAATCGTCCACGGTAATAGAGGTTCCAAAGAGGGAGGTTGCGGAAGGTGCCATGACCTGTCCGAAAGCTCCTGAGACTACACCCAGCCCTGTTTGCATCTGAGGGATCGTGAATTGCAGCCGATAGCGCATGTAAATGTTGCCAAGTGCGCTGTCGTCCTGGACTGAGGCTGACAATAGATAGAACACTCCCTGATAGCTAAGTCGGGGATCCTCGCCTTGAGGTGAAACAAACAAGTCCGTGAAGGTCGACGGTTGCTTCATAGCGAAGATCTGCGGTTCCCAGACCTGGCAAATAGCCTGGCCTTCATGCGCCGCTCCTCGTTGGAGGTTCTGGGGGTCTGCATCTGGCAGTTCTGTATCGACATCAAAGTCGCAGAACCCCAGGAGTTGGCCACGCTGAGTCGCCGGTGCGATGGGTTCGTAAAAGAAGTCTATCTCCAAGAAGCGGTACCGCTGATACAAGGGCGCCATTTGGGCCATCCGAGTATTGGGAAATGCTGATGGGTTGATTAGGATCTTCTTCAGGACGGTTCCAGCTACATCCGTAGTAGACCCAGTGACCGCAGTCACCAGGTCTGTGCCCGTTAGGATGTCCGTCCGCAGCCCCGTGTCCGGATCAATCGACGTGTGTA